CGGCGGCAAGGGGTAAGTCCGGCCACGGGTTCGTCAGCATCGCCTCCTGCAACGCTGCCTTGGCCTCCTCGATTTCATCCTCCCCGACTTCGACGAGAACCTCGTCGTGCGTGTGCATGACGACGGGCCACCCGGCGTCGTCGAGGTGTCGCACGGCGGTGCGCAGCAGGGAGGCGCAGAATGCCTGCGTGCAGTTCTCGGCGAGCAGACCACCATAGAGTGCAACGCGGGGCCACGCCGTCTCGCCCTTCTTAGGGTGCATCGAGGCCTTCAGCGCCGTCAGGCGAGGCTGCGGGCCGTACTTGCCCTCGACCTCCAGCACCTCGACTTCCGGGTACGCGATCAGGCGCCCGCAGGGCAGCAGCGCGTAGAGCATGTCGCCGTGCATCAGGTACTTGATGCGACCCGCCTCTGCGACGTCGCCGGGGTGGCGCACAGCGAGGATCGCTGCCGTCTCCAGATCGCGCCAGAAAGTCTTCGCCCACGGGTTCGCCAGACGCCACGCGACCTTGATCTCTTCTGCGACGGTGTCGGTGATCTTCAGGCCGTAGTTTCGCGCCATCTTACGGAAGGCGTTTGCTCCTCCGCCGAATCCTAGAGCGAGGGTAGAAATTTTTCCGATTTGCCTCTGCGCCTTGTCTACCTTGTCGGCGGGCACGCCGTAGATGCCCGACGCCGCGTGCTTGTAGACGTCCTCGTTCTTGCGGAAGAGGTCGAGCAAGGGTTCCGCGGCAACCGACCCTGAGAGCCACGGCAGGGCGCGCGCCTCGACGGCAGAGTAGTCGGCCCACACCAGCACGTTGCCCTCCTCGGCGACGATAGTCGGGCGCAACATGCGCCCCAGCGTCGTCAGCATGTTCTGCCCAGAGAGCTTGGTGACCTCGTCCGCCGACGCGCCGTCGAGGACGGCCTCGATCACGTCACGGGCGTTGTCGAGCTTGTCCCGCACCAGATTATGCGGCTGAAGTCCCATGGCGGAGTATCTGCCAGTCTGCCCCGCACCGTTGAACAGGTACGCGCCGCGCAACCGGCCGTCGGTGTCGGTGCGGTTCTCGATGGCGGCGTACTTGGCCGTGCTCGCGCGCCCGGCGTCGTCGATCAGCTCCAGAACCTCGCGGACCTCTTCACTGATCTGCAGGTCGCTCTCGAAGATGGCCGTGCGAGCCGACCTGTCGAGCGAGAACTTGCCCGTCTCCTCGTCGGTGAACTGCTCCGCGATCTCGGGAGCCCGCACGGTGACCCACTTCTTGATGCGGGCGAACTGCTTGGCGCTGGTGATCTCGCCGTTCGTCGCGGCCGCCAATTCCTTGGCGATTTCAGCCGCCTCGACCTCAGCGTATCTCTGCGCTGCGCGCGCCAGCTCGGCGTCGATGGGAATGCCGCGGTCGTTCATGCGCTCGCAGACCCAGTAGTCCTGCCACTCCTCGGCAGTCATGTCGCGGATGACCATGCCGATGGTCGCCTCGACGACGACATCCTGCAGGCAGTATTCGAGGACGCGCTCATACTCCTCCTCGGTCCCGGTGCCCTCCGTCGAGAGATTCTTCATCAGCTTGCCGCCCGCCAGATCCTTCTTCTGCGGGATCGCCAGCGCCTTGACGCACAGGTCGAGCTTGCCGGGGTAGGCCGAGGCCCTCGCGCGGGCGGCGGTGCAGAACCACTGCTCCTGCGGCACCGCGAGGCCCGCGGCGTGCAGCGTGATCAGGCGCTCGAACTGGGCGTTCCACGCGAACTTCCTGACGCGCTCGTCGGACAGCGCCGCGAGCAGGTCAGCCGGCATCGGCTCGCCCTGCCAAGCGCGCCACGGCTTCACCATCTCGGGCTCGAACGTGTTCTCTTCGTAGATCGCGTAGCCCGCGCACATGATCTTGGCGCTCTGGGCGTAGCGGTAGGCACCGACCACGGTCAGGTCGAGCGACGAACTTGTTTCGAAATCAAGGCTGCAGATCAATGCCATGTTACATCCTATCGAGTAGGTTTCAGGGCCTTGGCTTGCGCTATCTGCGCAGCTGTCAACGGAACAAATTTCTGGCGCCCGCAACTAATCTGCCACCGGATCTTCGCGCTGGCGGCGGGTGCCGCTCCGTTTGCGTCACTACGATACTTGCGCGCGGTGCCAGAGCGCAACGGTGTTCGATCCCTGTGCCGCGGTCTGGATATCGCAACAGGCGTCCAGCCAGAAGCTTTGTAAATAGTGCCGTGATGTACGGCCACATCCTGATACGACACCAGCACTGTGTCGTAGCCATAGGCGCGGCGAATATCCGCGCGCATTGCTGACAACATTTGCGACGCCGTGTTCGGCGGTGCCTCTGAACAGATCGCCATTCGGCGCAGTTCCAACCAGTTCTGCGGCAACCCTCGCGCAGAACAATTATGCCACAACGCGACACCCACGAGCGTGCCGTTATAGTAGCCCCCGTGCGCCAATTTCCACGGTCCTTTTTGTGTGTGCGGCAGACGGCTGTGATGTTGCGCGATGAAAGCCCGCGCGGTGGCTGTGTCTATACGTTTTATATTCAATGCCATCCTCCAAAGAAATGGGGGCGGCTTGCGGCCGCCCCCAGTCAGGCTTCAGCGACGACGACGACGAACCGTGCCCTCCTCGGCAGGCTGCGTCGAGGCCTTAGCCTCCACCTTCGACGGCTCCACCTCGGCGGGCGCGCCGCCAAGCTCCTGCGCGTCCGGCATGACCCACTTCTTGATGTCGAAGATCGGCGTGTAGATCTTGCCGTACTTCTTGTGCGGGTAGCTGTCACAGTCGAGGTTCAGGATGGGGACGCACTTGCCCTCGGCGTCGTCCATCGCGGCCGCGATCAGCTGCATCATGTCGGCGAACGCGCGGCGGCCGCCGACCGAGTTGGTCTTGTAGAGGACGTGCGTCCCCTTATCCTCGCCGTTGAGGCAGACCATCTCGAACGAGCAGCACGGCGTCCACTCGGCGCCGACATCCTGCAGGTTGCCCCGCTGCACCGGCACCTCGCCGACGCGGGCCATCTGCTCGCCGAGGACGGTGCCCTCCTGCGCGCCGGTGCCCCACGCGATGAAGCCAAGCGACATCGAGAACGGGTTCACGGCCCAGAGGCTGTTCTCCTCGACCTCGGTGTTGTCGGCCCCGTAGACCCACTCGCCGTCCTTGCCCATGCGCAAAAACGGGAGGCCGCCCAGCGACGACTTCGCCGCCGAGGACATCGCCTTCAGGCTCTGCTTGTAGGCGTTGACGTCGGCCGGCGGGAGGCCGCCCTTCGAGAAGAGGCTCAGTTGATTGCTCATTTACCTGTTTCCTTTCAACAGTGCTGCTGCCTTTGCAAAGGCCGCCACCGGCAGGACAGCGTCTGCGGCGTCGGTGTCACGAGCGAGCGACGGCGCGCTCGTGGTCTTCACGACGAGATCGTCGGGAAGTTCTCCCAGCGCCTTCTTGGCGGCTGCCGGGGTAATGGGTTGAATGGCCTTATCGCCCTTGAGGCCAAGGCCGCGCAGCGCGGCAATCGTGTCCTTCGCGGCCTGCGCCCACGCGAGGCGCGTCGATCCTGCCTTGAGGCGCCAGAACGGTACGCTGCGGCCGTTCGCCAGTTCGTGCTTCACGCGGTCCTGCACGTGCTCGATCAGCTTCTCGACTTCCTTCGCATTGACCAGAAGCTCGCCCAGCTCGGCGAGCGACCAGTCGGGGTGGAGCTTCACGTCGATCAGGTCCGCGAACATCTGGCGCTGCGCGGGGCAGATCGCCTTGGCGCGACACCACTTGCACCAGTCGCCCATCCGCACGTCGGCGGAGGGCATCTGGCTGGCGGAGTGTGCAAGCCGAATCGTGCGCGCGAAGACTTCGATCTCACCCCGCGTCACGACCGTCTTCGTCACGGCGGGGTCGAAGGCGGGCTGGATGATCGCCAGCTCGAACTCCTCGACGTCGCCCACGAGCGAGGCCATCTCCGGGTCCACGAGCGCGGCCGCGGCGAGGAACTTCAGCTGCGCACTGCCGGCGCCGACTTCGACGTAGCCGAACTTGTGGTCAGCGATCAGCATGCGCGTCCTGTCGCTGCTGATCGCGACGACGTCGCCGGTCCCGAAGACTTCGTTTTCGACAATGACGAGCCGCTTCTCGATGAACTGCTCGCCCTCGTAATCCTTGAGCAGCTCCTCAGCCGCCGTGAGGGCAATCGCGACGTCGGCCGCCATCTCCTCGTCGATCTCGACGCCGACGAACACGGCACCAACGAACTCTTCCGGGCGCTCGTCGGGCTCCAGCAGGAGATGCTCCATGAGGGCGTGCTGCGCGCTGCCTTTGGCGGCGTACTCGCTCGGGGGCTGTTCGGGGGACTTGGCGTTGAGGGCAATCGAGCCGGGGCAGTTGATGACGCGCTCGGCAGTCGACGATCCGAAGGGTGCGTGCTGCAATCCTGTCTCCTGTTTGATGGCGGGAACCTACGCGCAGTGACAAGCTGTCGTCAAGCGTGATAACTTGAAGCGTGGAAAAGCACATAGAAGCGAAGTGCCGGAAGATCGCCAAAGCCCGTGGGCATGTGTTCTGGAAGCTTGAAGTAGCTGGCTATCCGGGCGTCCCAGACCGTCTCATGTTGTCCGCCGGCGGCCGCGTCGTGTTCATCGAATTCAAGGCACCCGGCAAGAAGCCGACGCCGCTGCAAGCTGCTTGGCATTCGAGGCTGCGTGCATTAGGCTTTGAAGTGCACGTCATCGATAACGTATCGGATTTTGAAAGCATATGTCCGTAGCAATCAGGCCTGTACAGCAGCAGGCAATCACATACATTTACGAACGCAACGAGAGCATGATTTTTGCTCGCCCGGGTGCCGGAAAGACTTTGGTCACGTTGACGGCATTGAGCGAGATGCTCGCCGACGGCATCGTGCGTCGTGTGCTGGTGACGGCACCGCTGCGCGTCGCGGAGCTGGTGTGGCAGCAGGAGGGTGAGAAGTGGGAACACCTGCAGCACCTGCGGATTGCAGTCGCAACGGGCACGCCGGCCGAGCGCGACGCGGCCGTCAAGGGCGCCGACATCGTCGTCGTGAACCATGAGAACCTCGTCGACTTTCTCAAGAAGCACAGCAAGGCCTTCGACTGTTTCGTGATCGACGAGCTGTCGAAGTTCAAGGGGCCGACCTCGGCGAAGTGGCGCCCGACGCTGAAGCACACGGATCACATGAAGGTCCGCATCGGCCTCACCGGGTCGCCCGTGCCGAACGGGCCCGAAGACCTGTTCGCCCAGACGCGCATCATCGACCACGGCCGCAGGCTCGGCCGCGACTGGGTCAGGTGGCGCGCGGCGAACATGTGGGAGCAGACGGAGAACGTCTGGAAGTGCCGCAAGGGGACGCTGGAGAAGACGCTCGCGGCGATCTCCGACATGACGTTCATCCTGTCGCCCGAGAACTGGGCACCGCCGCCCGTGCGCCACGTCAAAGTTCCGGTCACGCTGCCTCCTGACATCAGGCGCGTCTACGAGGAACTCGACAAGACGAGCGTCGCCGACATCGAGGGCGAGGTTATGATGCCCGGCGGCCGCGCGCAGGTCGTCAACAAGATGCGGCAGGTCTGCGCCGGCTTCGTCTACGACGAGACGGGCGAGGGCAAGCGCCTCGACATGTTCCGCGTCGACGCCATCTGCGATGTCGTCGACATGCAGACGTCGCCCGTCCTGCTGGTCTACGACTACCGCGAGCAGCTCGACGAACTGAAGCTGCGGTACCCCGACGCGCCGGTGCTGGGGAGCGGCACGAAGCGCAAGGCTGCAGCGAAGGCCGTCGAGGACTGGAACGCGGGCCGTCTGCGCGTGCTGATCGCGCACCCTGCCGCTTTCAGTCACGGCCTCAACCTGCAGTTCGGGGGTCACATCATCTGCTGGTGCTCGCTGCCGTGGTCCTTGGATTTTTGGGAGCAGACCATCATGCGTCTCGCGCGTGAGGGCCAGAAGGCTCCGGAGACGATCAGTTACGCGACCGTCGCCGTCGACACTGTCGAGGAGGATACCGTCTATCCGCGCCTGACGTTCAAGGCCGAAGTGCAGGACGCGGTGTTTGATGGATCCCCGACGGCTTGACCTTCGGGCGACGGTTCCACGCAGCGACGGCGAGTGTCTTGCTCGGTTCCCAGACAATCGCCAGTGCTACGCAGTCAGCGTTTGAGCAGCCGCCTTCCCAAGCGGTCGAATGATCGTTGCTAGGAAATAAAGAGGCCGCCGATCCGCAGAACGGGCACGGCTTCAGTTCGCTCATGTCTCAATCCTTTCCTATTTCGTTTTGGCGCAACGCAGACGGGTTCCCGACGGCTTGACCGTCGAGAGGCTCGCGAGATCCAGCTCGCAGGCCGTCTTCTCGATGTTGGCCGCGGCCGCGCGGCCCTTGGGCGTGACGGCCGGCACCCACGCCGTGCCGTCCCACTCCTGCACCTGCCAGTCGGCCTTCGCGACGCCCCAGCAGAGCAGCACGAAGCCGAAGACAATCAGGGCGAGGATGTAGCGGTTCACAACCGAAACCCGTACTCGCGCGCGGCGGCGGCGTGCAGTGCCGGGGCCATGTACTCAAGGTCCAGCGCCGCGATGAAGCCGTCGAGCATCGCCGGGCGCATGGTCTTCTTGCCGGTGTAGAGGCGGCTGATGTGCTGCACCGACGCGCCCAGCTCGGCGGCGAGATCCTTCGGCTTCTTGCCTTGCGCCGCCGCGAGACTGCGCAGGCGCTCGCCCAGAGGCAGGGCAGGATCCGTGAGGGGCTTCATCGGT